GGTCATCGTCTTACTCCTGAAGCAGGTTGGGATTTACCGGTCTGCGCGGCTTGGCGGGCGGACCAAATGGAAGGTTGATCGATTTTTTTGGCCTGCACCTTCAGTGCTGGGTCATCGTCCAGCGGCAAGCTGTTATCGATTTCAAAACCCTTGCCACTGCCGACGATCTTGTCGAACAGGCGCGCACGCACCGCCGCGACGTCCAGGCCAGCGGCGACATACTCGGCACTGAACTCAGGCAACCGCGCAGCCACGCAAAGATCGTTCACCGCCTTAGCCCGCGTCAGGCCGGCCTGGACGATGGCTTCGCTTTCGAGTTTGGTGGAGCTGAGTAGTGGCTCAATCAAATTGCTGATGCCCGACTCGGCACAACGCTGGGTGATCATCAGGGCCAACTTCGTCGAGTCGACCACGGGAGGCGTCAACGGCGGATCATCTGGTTCCGGATCGGGCTCTGGCGGCTCGTCGAGCTGGGCCAGTAGCTCGGCGGGTGCGTGCTGATAACGCTGCAACACGGCACCTTGGCCGACGCACGCCTTGACCGTGACACCGTCACCCACTTCGTCAGCCAGCCCCAAGGCCACCGCTTCATTGGCGGTGAGCCAGGTTTCATTAGCCACAAGGCGCCGCAATTCGACTTCATCAATATCTGGTGCCTTGGCCTTATAGGCCGCGATGATCGCCTCCATGGTTTGGTCCAGGACATCGGCCACCTTGCGGAAGTCTTCGGCATCCCCTGCCGCATACGTCCAGGGGTTGTGAATCATCAGCATGGCGTTGGAGGCGATCACCACCCGGTGAGCCCCACACACCGCCACGCTGGCAGCACTTGCGGCCAACGCATCCACACGACCGGTGCAACGTTCGCCCAAACGCGACAACGCGTTGTGCATGGCAAGGCCGTCGAACAGGTCGCCGCCGATGCTGTTGAAAGCGGCGATCACGGGCGAGACGCCATCGTCCATGGCACGCAGATCCTGCACGAACTGGTTGGCGGTGATACCCCAGCCACCGATCTCGCCGTAGACAAAGACTTCGATCACCCGCTCGGTGGCTTCACCGCTCGCGTGTACCGCGTACCAGGTTTTGTCTTGCACCGGCACGCGCTCGCCCGCCCGGTTGTAAACGCGCGGTCGCGTTTTCTTGCTCATGGTTGCTCCTTGTCGTCGATCGGGACGAAAGCGTCGAGGGTGGTGTAATTGAGGCCGAGGGTGGTGGCCCGGACCAGATCGGCTGCGTTTTCCGCGTCGACCGTTTCCGCGTCGTAACCGGTACGCAGGACCATCTCGCTGCGTGAGGCGAAGCCGGCCTGCACTTCCATTCGCCGGGCTTGCACGTCCTGAACAGGCTGGATGTAAGCCCAGCCTTGCGGGACCCAACGCGTGCGCAAGTACTCACGGCGCCGTTGCGTGTAGTCGTCCAGCACCAGGACACCCGACAGCACTGCCATGTCCATCCAGGCCGCACGGACCGGTCGGCAAAGCTGATGCACGTAGACGCCGAACTGCAGTTGCTCCAATCGGCGCCGGAACTCGTTGAGCACTACCCGCAGCGCCCGGTCGTTGACCTCGCGCATGTCGCCGGTGAGGATCTCGTACGGTGTGCCGGTACCGGCAGCAGCTGCCATCAGTTGCTGTCGCATGAAGTCGGGATAGTTGTTGCCCGCATCCGGCGGTTTCGAGAACTCGACCTCTTCACCCGGCCCCAGCTCCTGCATGGTCCCAGGTTCCAGCGCCACCATCGGTGTGAAACCGTCGCGATCCATATTTAACGGTTGGCCGGTGACCGGGTCTCTAGGCGTCTGGACGCTATCCGGCGCCGGACGACTGATAAACCCGGCGAACAGGTTGGCGACTTCCTGGCGAAACAACACCGCATCGTCGTAGTTGTCGAGGCTGCGCAGGCGCTTCAACACCGGCGATAAACGCGGCACGCCACGCAACTGGCCTGGCTCGACCGGTTCGAAAATATGCAACACCTGAGCGGCCGGCACGCGCACCAGTTGGTTGTAACCGGCATTCAGCGAAGAAGCATCACGCGGGTGCGAAAGGTACATCCAGTACGCCACGCGCTTGCCACCCGGGGTGAACTCAATCCCGGCGCGGATGAAATTGCCGTCGCGAGTGGTTTCGAATTTGTCGTGCGGGACAAACTCGGGAGCCAGGATCTGCAACTGCAACGGCACCGCGAGACCTTCGTCCAGGCCCCGCGGGCGCAGCCGGATAAAACATTCTCCCGAGGTTTCCACCGTGCGCGCGACCAACGCCTGCTGGCCGTTGAAGTCGGTACGCTCATCGGCATCCGACTCGTCGACCCAATCGTCCCAGAGTTCCTGCAGCAATTTGCGCAGGGCTTCGTCGTCGGTTTTTGGCCTTGGTGTAATACCGGTGCCGATGAGGTTACTGACGCGTTTGTCGATTACGTTGTAGGCATACGGGTCGTTGCGAACCGCTGCCCGTGAACGCGAACGCAGGTTGCGCAGCGCCGGGGTGTTGATGCTGTTGATTCCGTTGTCGGGCGCATCCCAGCCAGTGGAACGTCGGCCCTCCCCGGCGCCTTCGTAACTGGCCTTGATGTTCGACGGCAACACGAATCCGTTACGGGTGAGCGTCGGATAGCGGGCCATTAGACTCCTTTTCCTCCGTGGTACAACCGAACCACGCGGGAGCGTGGCCCGGCTGCACTGATCAACGAGGTGCGAATTTCCTCGCGCGCCTTGAGCAGTTCGTCGACGGTGCGGTACTCCACGGTGCGGTCGGTATAGCGCACAACTTTTTCACCGCGCGCGATGGCCGCCTCAACCGCGTCGAGGTGCTTTTGGGTAAAGGACATATCAGCGTCTCTTCAGGTAACCGCTGGTGGAGCTGCGGCGTTGAGGGGGTGGTGCTGCCGGTCGCGGTTGCACGATCGCAACAGTGGATTGCGGTGCCGGTTGAGCAGCAGCTGGTGGTGTTGAAGCGGTGACGCGTTCGCCTTGAACCGGTTTGATGCCCAAGGCGTCGTCAAACAAACCCGACTGCGCCAGGGACTGACGCACGCGCTCCCAGTCGTGTTCCTTGTAGCGGTTGAGCCCGAGGTAATGCGCCATGGCCAGGCAGTACACCATCAAGTCCAGCGCTTCGTTTCGTTCGGCTTTTCCCTTGACCCATTCGATACGCTTGTGACCACGGATGTAGCGCGCAACCTTGCGTTCCGCGACGCATTGATCGAAGAAATCGTCGGGCAGGTCATTGGCAAAGTGCAGTGCACCTGGCCCCGCCTCGAACGGATAGCGGTTGTAAATCCAGTCCTTGGCCGTGTCGGTACCGACGAACCAAAGCTCGGCGCCGTTGCGCTCGGTCTGGCCTTTCCAGGTTACGTCGACCATGGAAGGACGCTGAGCAATCACCGGCTTGCCCGGTTTGCTCGCACCCTTGATGGCGAACACATTGCGCCAGCGCCGCACGCGGCAGAACTGATAAACCTCGTCGGTGTGGTGGCCACCGGAGTCGACCGCGACGGCGAGAATCCCCAAACCCACGCCACACGGATGTCGATATTTTGCCTTGAGCAATTCGTCCAGCGCCGCCCAGGTGCGCTCGTCTGCGGGATCGCCCGAAACGATCTGATAGTCGACGACCCAACGTTCCATGCCGACGCCCCAACCCATCGCCATGAATTCCAGGCGGTTGGCCTGGACGTCGACAGAGCCGGTGATCATCAACACGGCAGCTGGCAGCGAACCGAGGGTGAAGTCTTCCAGTCTCGCCCGCTGCCTCAGCACATCGGCTTTGGTTTGCTCTTGAGCTGCGTCCCAAACTTTGGCCAGACGGGTGTTGTAGAACACCTGCATAGGCTCAAGATCACCTTTCGCCTGGGCCTTCTTGGCCTTTTCGAACTGCTTGGCCAGCGACTTCCAGTCCATCCAGCCGAGCGGCGAGTACAGCGCGTTGAGGTGAAAGCCGATCGTTTCGCCGTCACCTTCCGCATGTGCACGCCACTCACCCTGCGTGAGCATTTCGCCCTTGTGATATTCCTCGATCAGGACGTCACAGTCGGGGCCGGCGCACTGGTAATGCACGACGCTGTAATCTTTCGAGTAATGCAGGCGTTCCCATTCCAGGGTCTGCATGTGTCCGCAGGTCGGGCACGGCACGTAGTAGTAACGCTGGTCGCTGCCCTCAAACAGATCATTGATCCGTGAGGCGCCCTTGATGGTCGGCGAGCTGGAAAAATAGAACTTCGCGTTGCGCCCAAAAGTACTGCCTCGGGTTTCGGCCAGTTCAATCGGGTCACCCTCCTCACCGATGTCCACCTCCCAACGATCGA